CCGCGCCCTTGTTCAACCCTCGCGGATCCGACTTGTAAGTAATCGGGATATTGACCGGCTTAGCCATTACGTCCTCCGCGTTAGATTGAAACGAGTGATGTATTCGTTGATGACGTTTTCAGCTTGCCGAATAAGCTCCGGCTGTGCGTTCAAGAAGGCCCGGAAGCCGAAGCGTCCTCCCTTACCCTGGACGAGTTTGAATCGGCCCTCGAGTTGCTCGATCATCGCGCGGCCTTGAGGAGTCGTATAGTTGTTCCGCGATCCGGCGAACTCCGAGATCTGAAACATTCGCGAATTGGGAGAACCCTCAAAGTGGACAAGGAGGATCGCTTTCCCTTTACCGGCTGAGAGCCGGGAGAGGATTTTAGTCTGTATAGGATTCCAATCCAACATATCCCCGCGAGCTGGATTCTCGAAGCCGGACAACGGCGGTAACGGATTGATCGACGCGACCTCCCGGTCCATCTGCTTGGCGACCCCGCCGAGACGCGTCCGGAGCTCCTTTTGAAGTTGGAGCTTAAGTTTGTTGTCGAACTTCTTCATCTCGCGCACGACCGTAGTCAACTTGTCGTAATCCATTGTCGGTTTGAATACCAAGAGAAGCCTCCGTATCCATTCTACCGACGACCACGCCCTCGATTCGCTTTCGCGACCACAGCTCGTTGAAGTGTCCACAACATTCGCGGCTCGAGCTCCGCCAACTCTCGAGGAGAGATCCCCGTCTCAACGGCGAGGGTGGCAAGACTCCAATGGACGGAGTTTTCGCCTAACCCCGTTAGACTTTTGGGTTGTCCGCCTCGACTGTGTCGACCGTGTCGAGCCACTTCTCGAACTCGAGTTTCGTCGAGCCGGTCCTCTTCTCCGTGTGCCAAGCTAAAAAGAAGAGATGAGTCAAGCGAAGATTCTTCTCGAGGTCCGTGATCGACATATCGAAGCGCGCCTCGAAAGCGACCACGTCGGAGGCTTTACCCTCCACCGCCTTGTCGGATCCGTCGAGGTATTTCACTAAGAGATTGAAGTTCATACCCCGACGGTATCACAAGTTAGGCTGTGGCGCGAGCAACCGCTCCCGTGACAGGCCACGTGACGCTAAGAGTGGCCAAGTCGCCCACGTTCGACGCGAATGGCTGGTACTGGGTGACGAGAGCCGTAAACGTATAGGTCGGGTTCGTCGCGCTGATCGAGTCGGAGGTTGGCTTGATAACGATCTCGGCGGTCCCGCCAAGTAACGGCCACACGGTCGCGTCAACGCTCGCCGCTCCGAAGTCCTGGTGGAAGTCGAGAGAGACGGATCCGTCTTTGAGCCCACCGATACGAGATCGGAAGGTGTCGCCGAACGCTGTGGTCTCTTGCTCGTCGGCGGATACGTCAAGCGTTACAGCGGCTAGGCTGGTCGAGAAGTCAGACCCTCCCACCGTGATTGAATAGTCAGTAGCTACGAACTTTGCCACTTTGTCTCCTTAGTCTGCGAATACTGTGACCGCGAAGTCGGCGGCCAGGTAGATTACCTGCTCCAATGATACCGTACCGACGTTCCGCAATTCGGACACCCGAACGTCGTAGGAGTATCCTCCGAGAGTCTTGTCCGCTTCGATCGCCAGCTTGATCGATCGGGAGTCGTTAGAGATATACTCGTCGAGTTTGCGTTGGGCCGAACGCTCCGAGACTCGACCAACGAGAACGGTGACGGTGAAGTTATACTCGGTAAGGCCGCGCTGGAAGGATTGATCGTATTGGACGGACTCGAGCCCGACGAACGCGATCGGCGGGGACGGGTTGTCCGGAATATCGACCGACGTTCGGAGTCCAGAGATCGAGGAGAGATTCGAGACAATCCCCTCCCGAATATCTTGGATACTCACGCCATTCTCACCTTCTTGTAAGGACTCACGAGCGCCTCAACGTCCGGATCGTAACGACCCACGCGGATTGCGCCCACGTCGCCGAAGCCCGCCACGCCAAGAGGAGCGTCGTATCTTTTGAACTGTCGTATCGACAAGATGATGGTGGCTTGGTTGATCGCGGCCGGGATCGTCGCGTAACCGAAGACTCCTCGAACCTCGATCGTCGCTTCGTGCGCGTTGACGTTTCGCGGATCCCACAACGGGAAGAGATAGCGTCCAATGGCGCGGATCCTCGTGAAGGGTTGACTCAACCCCGACACGATCCCGTTCAACGGTTCAAGCTGGTAATCGGTCGTCGCCCAAGTCGTATCGAACGTTTCGCCGGTCGAGGACGTCTTCAAGTGTACGATCGATTGAAGATCGTCGATCGACACGACGTAAGAGTCGTCCGGAAGGTAGACACGCGTCGCGGTCCCAGCGTTGTAGAACACCCGCTCCGCCATTCCGTCAATCTCTCGAGAAGCCGCTTCGATTGAAGTCTCGAGGAGATCGTCGTCCACCGTGTCTGTAATTCTGAGCGCCGCCTTAACTTCGGCAAGCGTCGCGTACCCGTTAGTAATTGCCATTGAAAGCCTCCACGTCCATTCTACCCGTTAGGACTCGAGGCGCTTCGTCCAATCGTTCGCCCGTCTCACGTCAAGACTCCAAGGTCCGGCCGAGAGATCTCCCGCCGCGACCTTCTCGGCGAAGCGCTTCCGATTGTTCTCGTAAGAGATGGCGTTCTTGTCCCGGAAGTCTTCCGAAGAGCGGATCGTCGAAGAGTTGTCGTGTTGAACTTCCGACTCGATCCTCCGGATCTCGAACCCGTGACTCTCAAGTCGGCGAGTGAAGTCGTTGTCCTCAAAGTAAGCCGGATAGAAGTCTTCAGACCAGAGACCGACCGTACGGACGACGTCCTCCCCGACCGCGAACGCTTGCCAGTGCGGGAAGTTTGCCGACACAAGAACTTCGTCGGCTTGGACCTCCGCGAACTCGGCGAGAGATCCGGGAGTGAAGACGGCGTCGTTCGACAAGAAGGTCCACGACTTGTCGTGAGGGAATAGCTTCACGCCAAGATTCCAAGAGGCCGAGACTCCAAGGTTCGACGGGAGAGGCAGATACGTGACTTCCGAGAACGAGTCGTTGAGCGAGAGCTCTTCTTCCGGTCCTTGGCCGTTGTCAATAATTAGCAGAGAGCGCACGTCGAAGTCGACCGAAGAGAGAGCTCTCTGTAACAGGTCGTATCGGTTCAACACCGGCACAATTAGATTAGGTATCACCGTTCACTCCTCGGAAGTTGTGTCCCTCGAGATTGAAGTTCACGAACGGGTTCAACGAATAGACTCCGGCGCTATACGCGGAAGAGATCCAGCTCTTCATCGCGACAAGATCCCGGTCGTACAGAACCCAAGGATCGTGTCCGACGGTTGGGTACCCGGCGATTCGATTCTCCCCGTCGATCGTTCCACAATCCGCTCCAACGAGAACAATCCACGAAGCCCCCATCTCCGCCGCTAGTTGTATAGCACCGTGAACGCTTGAAGATCCAAAAACCAGCCGGTCGCGTTTCGCGGTCCCCCAAGGATCAAAGCCCGATCCGGGAGGAGTCGCGCTCGGAGGATCGTTCACGACAACGTTCAGCCCGATCGACTCCGGGAAGGGATTCTCTCCTCGGCCGGGGAATTGCTCTCCGGACCAACGCGTCGAACACAAGCGATGGGTGACGGCCGCGCGGAAGTCCTCCCGAAGATCCTCCACAACGTAGTGGTAGTGGGTGAAGAGATAGTAATCAGACACCCCGAGCGTTGACGCGGAGAAGTTGACAGACACAACCGTCTTGTCCGAGAAGAAGCGGGGATCGACGAACCCAAGACTCGCGCCGGATCCGAGAACGTAGATCGTCTCCCCGGCGTGTCGACCTTGGAGATCCTCAAGCTTCACGCCGAGAACCGTTCCCGAAGATACGGTATCCACTTGGTCTGCCATATCGCCTCGAAGTCGAACGCCTTCGCGAACTCGATCGACGCCTCGCTCGTCCCTCGAGGAGCTTCGTGCGCTTGCTCCAACGCTCCAATGATCGACGGGATCATCGGCACTTGAAAGAACGCGGACTGTGGATCGTCCCACCAGGGTTGACCCTCGACAAGCCAAGAGTCCGGCCCGGCGAGATCTCCCGAAGCGCTCCAAGAAGAAGTGATCACTCTTGTACCGCAAGCTTGAGCCTCAACCGTCGGCACTCCGAACCCTTCCCCGTAAGTCGCGTTCAATAGAACGTCGGACGTCGAATACAACGCGGCGAGCTCGTTCTGAGAATAGCCAACGCGGAGACGATCCCGATCGGCGATACGAACACAACTCTCGTCAAGGCCCACAGCTTTGAGAATTGTCGGAAGATCGAACCCGCCGTACGATCGAGACGGTTCGGAGTGGAGGTACAAGTACGAGTTCGGGAACTTCCGCCGGAACGTCGCGAACGCGAGGATCTGCTCCGCTATGGCTTTACGATGGAGGATCTTGTTCGCCTTATTCGCGGCAACGATTGACACGAGGAACCCGTCGTCCGGGATCTCCATATACTCTCGAGTTGGTCGGCCGAACATCTTCTTCGTCGGCTTGAAGACTTGAGTGTTGACGCCGTGAGGGATATACGTCGAGTCGATCCCCGCTTCCGTCATCTGTCGCTCCCCGTGTTCCGACATAGCGATCGGGTTTACGTTGTCCCGATCCAAGAACTTCCGGACAAGCGGCGGCAGAGTGACGTGATCGAGCGGAACCCAAGGGAGGATCGGATCGTCGAACACAAGATCGTTGTAAACCCACGCGTCGTACAACGTCATAAGAGCCGACGGCCCGTCGCGTTGCGAGACGAAGTCGTCGTACCAAAGACGGATCACGTCGTCCGAATACGGCCGGAGCCCCTTCGGATAGTGCGCGTATTTCCCGTGAGCGGTCTTCTTGATCTCGGTCCGAGCTTCGAGACCGTAGTTCGACAAGACGGCGACGTCGAGACCGTCTCGGACGGCCCGGTTGACAAGCTCCTCCGCTTGGACCCCGTATCCCGTCGGAGCTCCCGGAGAGTTGCTCGAGAGGACTAGAGATCCCCGAAGTTTTTTCGCCGTTGCCATAGGCCCACCCTACCGTATTTTCCAACGTTTCACGGGAAACATTCGGGCCGCGTTCTTAACGAGAGAAACTCCCCGGCCCACCCACAAGCCGGGGAGTCTCTTCGCGCTAGTGCTTAGGCCAGAGCCAAGTACTTTACGTGGGCCGCGTGAGTCAACTTACCGTCGAAGCGGTAAGAGAAGCGGTACGCGGTGAGGTCGTTCGCGAAGTACGCGTCCGTCGAGGTCGCAACCTCGAGGCCGGTCGACACGATCTTGTAGGAAGGCATATGACCAAACACGACAGCTTTTACGCCGGTCGCAATGTCAGCCATCGCGGGATTTTCTGCGACGGAGTAGCCAAGGATTGTGTCCGGGCCGCCCACAACTGGGTTGTAAATGTAGTTCCCGTTGTCGTCCTTGAGACGCCGTATGAACCCAAGAGTCGCGGTGTTACACATAAAGCTAACTCCGGGGAGACGACGAGCCGCACCGTCAAGCGAATACGCGAGAGTAATGAGGTCGTCGGCGGTGAACGCGTTGGTCGTTCCAGCGGTGACGCCTGAGCCAGCGGCTCCGACAATACCTTCGGGTTCGACGGTTCCGGTTCCGACGGTTGCCAAGTTGTTCACCTGATACCCGATCGCGTTGCCAGCTTGCTCGGCGATGACACTTTGAATGTCGAAGCCGGCGTCGTCGAGAAGCTCATTCGCAATTTTGACGATGAAAGCTTGCTTGTATGGCTGGAGCAACACAGAGGAGAACGTGGGCTCACTATCGGAGATAGCGCCTCCGGCGGAGACCTGAGCGGCCGTTGAATACGCTGTGTAGGTTGGGATACGGAGAGATTCGCCCGAGGTACGGTTGATAACGTCCGCAAGCTCGAGCATAGGCCCGACCTGCCGAGCGAGACCGTAAACCTGGTCGAGGAAGCCCACCGGGACGGTGTTAGTTCCGGGAACCAGAGTGGCGCGCTTCTCAGCGTTGAAGACGTGCGAACGGATCTCACCGTTGGCGAGCGAACGGAATACGTCGCCCTCGTCTTTGGATTCGGTTGGAACGAAGTCGCGAGCGGCTTCGACGGCTTCCGCGCGTCGGGCCTCTACGGTGCGAGCGTGAGAGATTGACTCTTCAGCTTTACGCACGTCGCCTTCGATCCGGTCGAGCTTTTCCAGCTCGGCGGAGTCAAGTCCACGCCCTTCGCTCTCGGCTCCGTCGATGACGTCGGTCATCTGGGAGAAGAGGTTGGCGCGGAGTTCCTCCTGAGTTTTCATAAACT